GAAAATAGGATTGGCTCACTTGAAACAAGTAGAGAATTATTTCAAGCTGATCTGTTAAAAAAATCAGAACAATTACCTACTGATCAAGAGCAATTTATGTTGCTAGAACATATAGCTTCACAAGTAGAAAATATTCAAAAAGAAATGGAAACAATGAGAAACAACAATGTCAATATAAATTATGCTATGAAAGATATTGAAAAAATTAAAGAAAATTTAGAATCGCTTAAAGATAAAGTTAGAGCTAATGGGAATCATTAATGGAACAGATGGTCATAGCTTTATTACTCCTGGTCAATAACGAAATTAAAGAAGCAAGATTACAACCAGATTTAAGCACCTGTTTATCTGGTAAAAGAAAAGCTACAAGACAGGTATCTAATAACATTGAATACAGATGTATTAAAACAAAAGCAGAATTAGAAAAAAATATAGATGGCTCATTCTCAATTAAGAAACTGATTGTAGAATGATTGATAGATTATTAGGGAATATATTTGGATGGTTTGATAAACTTAATGAAAAGTTAAATGAAGTATTAACTTTTGATTATCCAAAACCAAAACCAAGAAGAAAAAAAAAGTGTAAAGATTGCCATTGTCAATGTCATTGTAAAGCAGAGTTTCATCTGCATCATTGGGATGGTGATGTTTGTACTTGTGAGGAATGTATATGTACGAAGAAGTCAAAGAAGAAATAAAAGCCTGTGAGGGTTATGTAAATAAAATTTACAAATGCACAGAGGGATTTGATACCATCTTTTATGGTCATAAGATTACACCTGAAGATGATTATGAACATGGAATAGAATATACAAAAGCAGAGGGTGAAGCTGTTTTTGAAAAAGATTTTCAAAGAACATTAGATGCAGCAGAAAGATTAATTGCTGACAGACCAATTAATAATACAGCTAAAGAAGTTATTATTAACATGGTGTACCAAATCGGTGAGGGTGGAGTTAGCAAATTTAAGAATATGTTTAAGGCTCTTGATAACGAAGATTATGGAGAAGCTGCTTTCCAAATGCTAGACTCTTTATGGGCAAAGCAAACACCTAACAGAGCAAATAAACTTTCTAAAAAAATGCAATCAGCGAAATTATAGGAGAACATTATGTGGTTAAGTGCAGTCAAACTAGCTTTAAATGCTGGTACTCATATCTATAAAAAAAGACAAGAAACTAAAATGGCTATGGCAGATGCTCAACATATGGCAGCTACCAAAATGGCTAAAGGTGAAACTGAATATCAAGGCAAACTTTTAGAAGCTAGACAGAATGATTATAAGGATGAATTTTGTCTTTTGATTTTAAGTTTCCCAATTATAATTTTGGCTTGGGCAGTATGGTCAGATGATCCAGCAGCTATGGACAAAGTAAATATTTTCTTTGAACATTTTGCAGCACTTCCATCATGGTTCACTAATCTCTGGATTTTAGTAGTGGCTAGTATTTTTGGAATTAAAGGCACTCAAGTATTTAGGAACAATAAAAAATAATTGATGTCAGAAAATTCAGAACTGATTAACGAATATAAAGAACAAGTTCGTATCCTTAAACAAGAAGTAGCTGAACTGCAAGACGCAGGTAAATCTAAAGATAGTGCTAACAAAAGATGCTTACAAAAATTAGAACATTCAGCACAAGATTTAGAAGATGCTAATAAAAAAATTACAAGTTTAGAAGATGAACTTCATAAAATTAAAAAGAAAGACGATTAATGGAATTTGTATTAAATTTAATAATGTGTTCTGCTGTAGCAAACACTTGCTTACCACCTTACAAATATCCTGATTTATTCGTTGATGGTTATTCTTGTATGATAGCTGGAAATACAGAGTCAATTCTTAAACTAGAAGAAATAGGTTATGAGGAAGTAAATAAAAATAAAATTTTTATTAAGTTTATATGTAATGAAAAAGTTATTGTACCACCACCAAAACCAAAGGTTAAAGCATAATGGCAGAGTATCAAGGTAAAAAAGTTACACTCAATAAACCATTTAGATTACCAGCAGGTAAATCAAAAAAGAGTGGTGTGTATGTTCGTAATAAAAAAACAGGTAAGGTTAATAAAGTTACTTTTGGAGATCCTAATATGAAGATCCGAAAGAACAATCCTAAAGCTAAAAAAAGTTATCTTGCAAGATCAGGTGGGATTAAAACTAAAGGACAAAAAACTTTATCAGCAAATTATTGGTCAAGAAAAGCCTGGAGATAGATGGCAAAAAAACTTTGGAAAAAACCAAGTGTTATAGTTATTAATATTGGTAAGTGCAAATATTGCCAAGCCGAAATGGTAAATACAGAATCATTTGTAGCTTTCTATGGTGGGGAAAAAGCTCATTACGAATGTATGAAAAAAGATGACTTTAAAAAACTAATAGAAAAGGAAAAACAATGGCAAAAAGAAAAGGATTGTACGCAAACATCCATGCAAAAAGAAAAAGAATCAAAGCTGGTTCAGGTGAACGAATGAGAAAAGTAGGAACTAAAGGTGCGCCAACATCAGCAAATTTTAAAAAGGCAGCAAAGACTGCAAAGAAAAGAAAAAGAAAATAACAGAATAGGTTTGGTCTTTTTAGATCAGATGTGAGTCATTTGACTTGCAGGGATAGTGGTGGGTAAAAAAATTTAAATGGTATAAAGTTTATATTGTGTTATCATTTGCTTAACATAGAGTTAATGTTTATGTGTAATAACAAATATAAAAATTATACTGACAATATATTTTTTTTTAAAAGTTCAAGTATAGTTAGTTTATTTAGGGGGTTTAATTGATTACAAATCAATTGCTCTACCAGCTGAGCTACAAGGGCATTTTAAAAAACCTTATATACATAGCCGAATTGGATCGCAAGATTCTTTTCGGCTCTTTTTTTGTATCTGTATTATTCAGTTTTATAAGGAAAAATAAATTTTTTCCTCAAAATATATACCGAATCTATACCGATCAATTGCATATTTTTTTTATATTCCAGGTAGCCATGTGTAAAATGACTGATAAATATAGTCAAATGACTGTTGATAAGCTACTTAACATCAGCTATAACCTATGTATAAGTTAATGATAACTAATATAGAGGAGAGAATAATGACTACAAAAACAATTACTGTTAAGCATATACTTAATGAAACAGTAGAAAAAAAAACCTTTTCTTGTTTAGAAGAAGTACAAGCTTATGTTTATACTTTACTAGATCAGAAAGATTTGTTTGTACCATCAAAAATTCATGGAGTTTATGAAACTGCTGATTGGATATGGACATCAAAACCTGGAAGTGCTTTCAACACAAGTTTGTTACAATTTTATTTTTTTTCAAATGATGAAAAAGAAAAACTTCCAGTTGATGAGTTAGAAGAATGTCAAAAAGAAAATGAGTTAAACTATTATGGTGGGAGAGCATAATGTCTAAAGAAAAGCTAGAGTACAATAATATATCGTCAGTTAAAATTAATGGTAAAACTAAATATCGTTTTCAATACAAGGGTGCTGATAATAAAATTAAATTTATTACCAGTATAAATAAAAAGACTCTTAAACCTTTAGTAGTTAAGAAGATTGAAAAAGATGGTTTCAAAATTATTGATTTTAACTTTTGGGGTATAGAGGATGCACATAAGTTGTGGCTTGATCGTCAGTTATATAAAGAAAAAGAATATGGCAAACCATCTAAAAGCTGTATTAAAGATTATAATTCTATGGCTACCTATCATGTTTTGCCTTACTTCAAAAACCAAGACATTAGATTAATTGATAAGGATTTAATCAAAGATTTTGTTACACATTTAGAAACTAAACAATCTATTAATGCAAAAACATTATCTAAAATTTTTAATGTTTTAAGTGCCATCCTGGACTATTCAGCTTCTCAAAATAAAATTCAAAGAAATGTTTGTAAGGATATGAATTTTTTATCTGACATTGTTATAGTAGAAAAGCAGCAATCTAAATTAGATTTTAATGATTGGACTTTAGAAAAAGTTCAGCAGCTCATTAATCATGTAGAAAGAGATGATATTAAATTAATGTTTCATATTATGTTGCAGACTGCTTGTAGACCAAGTGAGATCAGAGGTTTAAATAAATCTAATTTAAAATTTAAATCTAATGTTCCTTACATAAGTATAACTAATGCAGTTAAAAGAGATCAATCTTTAGGTTCAACTAAAACTAAATCAGGCACTAGAGATTTGGCAATATCTATTAGTCTTAAAGATAAAATACTTGAACATCTTAATAGATTACCAGAAACTCAAACTAATTTGTTTCTTAATAGCAAGGGTGATTTTATGCGTTTAGAAACGATTATAAGGGCTCTAGACAGGGCAATAAAGAGTTTTGGGGTAGAACTACCCATTGAAAGAAAAAGCTATTTTTTCAGGCACTATATGGCTACCTATTGGTCATTCAAAAAGAAGTACACAGATCCTCAAGACCTTGCAAATGCTTTAGGTGATAAAGATGTAAATTTTGTGAACAGAACTTACATCAAACCTTATGCAAATACTGAAATGGAAAAAGAAAAAAGCGATTGGTTAAACAATCAGTTTAAGGATTAATATGATTGAAGCTTTGATAATAATTGAGCTTTGTTTGATAGCTCATTACTTAATTACTAATTAATTATTTATACCAATACTTATCGTAGTTCTCTTTATTATAGGGAACTACATCCCACTCAATTTTTTTCTTAATACTTTTTTTAGCAAATTCTCTAGCATCTTTTTCTAAAGAAAATATATTATTACTAAAGGTGGTAAATATTTCTTTTGGTTTCCAGATTATAAAATACATAATTTAAGAGGGTAGGGAGATGACTAATAAACCTACC